CGGGGTTGTCTTCGGTAGCCTGCGCAATGAATCGCTCGAAGGTGTCGGGATCACGCTGCACGAGTTTGTCGGCTTGCACCAGTGCGGCCAGATTTTCCAGGAACTCGGTTTGTGCCTGTGCCTGTTCTGCGCGGCGTTGGCGCTCTTCGGCAGTGGTTACGGCACGGTCGATACCGCGCAGGATTGCTACGTTGCCGCCCACGCCCACGAGGGTTGCAATCAGCGTTTCGGCTGCTGCCGACGGCCGCTCTTTCAAGTAGTCTGCGAACGATTTGTTTTTGTCTTCCGGCAATACTGCCCAGTCGTTCAGGTCTTGCGTCACTGTGGTGAGTTGCTCGCCCGCAATTTCCGGCAACCACTGGCGGTTCAGGGTTTTCCAGAAACCTGAATTTTTGAAGACGTCGCCCAGCAGGCGCGAGGCGGGAAGTTTTTCCGTAGCAAATTCGATGGTTCCCTGACTGATGGCGTAGGGCAATGCCTGAACGGGCGACAAGCCCTGTTGTCGGCCTTCATGGTAAGAGCCGCCACCGGCCATGAAAGACATGCCGGTCAGTGCCACGTTGGGGTTGCGCGTGGCCAGCGACATTGCCAGCAGCGGTACGCTGTGGAAGATGGATTGCACGCCGCTGAATACGCCGTGTCCAATCAGGCTTTCGCGCGGGGGCGACAGTTCCTGCGCGCGCGCTTTCGAGTAATCCGCAGACCGACCGAACCATCCGGCCAGATTGCGCACGGGATTCTGGTTTTCCCCCGCTGTCCAGTCGGTCAAAGGCGCGCCCATTTCCAGTGCCCCTTGAAACCCGCCCGCAGCGCCAGCATTGGCGCTATGCCAGAACGACCCCAGATCGCCGCCCAGTGTGTGCTTGTCGTCCGCACCCATCACGTAGCGCACGCCTGCGCCGACGGTCTGCTCGATTTTGGTTAGCGTATCCACGTCGTCGTGCGCAAGCGCTGCGAACGTAGGGTCTGCCAACTGGCGGCGCAGGATGGGCGAATGGATCACCGCGTCCTGGATGCGCCGCACCTTGTCTTGCTTGTCCAGGGTCTCGAAATTGCGCTGCACCAAGTCCAGCGGCAGGCGGGTATCTCTGGAAATTTCCTGCTCACGCGCTGCGCGATCCGGGTTTGTCGCAACCAGACGGTTGAGCTTGAACTCTGTGGCTTGCACCATGGCCTGGTTATCTTGCGCCAGCAGCGTGTCGTATACCGATGGAGCACTTGCAGTCTCGGACTGCGGCAATGCCGCTGGGATTTGCGCAGACGCCTCGGTCAATCGCGCATCGGTTGCCAGCAGTTCGTCGTAGATTGAGGCCATGCGTCAGTCCTTGGGTTTTCCGGCGCGCACCCACATTTCGGCGATGGCCTGCTCGGTGATGGGGTGTCCGTATTTGCGCAAGCTCTGGGCAATCTGGGCGCGTTGCGTTGCAGGAATGCTCGCCAGCTTGACTGTCTGACTGCCCACCCTGACGTAGGCTTTCTCCTGTTTGCCCGGCGCAAGCGCATCCAGTACCTTGTTTTTGTCATCCCACACCAAACCGCTCACGTTCACGGTATTCATGAGGATGTCGTCCAGGATGTTTTGCAACTGCTCGGAGTTGGCTTTTTTCTTGCCTTCGAGATCAACCCTCTCGAACTGCCGCACACGCGCGTCAACCATCTGCGAAAACCCGGCAAACGCCTTGAGTTGCTCTTCGGACGCCTTGTCCTTGGCCGGGATGATCCCCGCCTTGATGGCGGCATTCCTGACCCGTTGCGATGTGGGGACGATTTCCAGGTGCTTTTCGTCCGCGCCGCCCGATTGCGCGGCTTTCAGGAGCGCGTAACCCTTTTCCAGGTGCGCATCATCGAGCACCGGGCGGAATTGGTGGAAGAATTCCAGCGGCGTCATATTCGCCAATTCAGATTCCGGCAGGCTTTGCACCAGTGCCCACGCCATGGGGTCGTGGTGTGCGTTGGCCGATTTCTTCGCAAACTCGATGATCGATCCCAATTTGTCGCCGGAAACGTCCGTCAACAATCCTGCCGGGATTTCGTCGATGTTGCCGCCGTTCTCGTACAGTTGCTGATAGACGGCATCGAGCGTTTGTTCTTGGTGCGCCTTGTGCGCGGCCACCAGTTCCTTGTGGCGTTTTTCCAGTGCGTCTTCGGCGATTTTCTGGCGCTGGGGATTGCCTGCGATCTCTGGCTGGGCGACAAGTTCCTGCTTCATTTCCAGCAGCGTCGGCGGCTTTGCGCCCGCGCCAGCCTGGAATGCGCGTACATTTTTCGTGACGTAGGCTTGCGTTTCCTCGGGCAGATAGCGCAGCCAGTTTTCGACGTTGCCGTCCTTTTCGGCTTTTTTCAAACCTTCGCGCAGCCGCCCAGAGCCCGCGTTGTATGCCGCCCACGCCATGGGAAGATTGCCCTCGAACTGGCGCAGCATGTCCTCGAAATACGCGCGCCCCAACAATCGGTTGTATTCGGGGTCAGTGCGATAGCGCTCTTCGTCCCACTCCACGCCCGCCAGTTTGGCCGCTTCTGGCGCGGTTTTGGGCATGACCTGCGCAATGCCGATTGCGCCTGCCTTGGAAGTCAGGGGCTTGCCATCATCGTCAAATTGCCGCCCGCCCGATTCAGACTGGATGGTGATTTCAAATGCACGATCCGTATCCTTTGGCGCGATGCGCGAGCCGTATTTACCGACCAGGGTGTTGACCACGGAACCGGCAACGGCGCTGTCTTGTTGGAAGATCAGCACCGCGCGCACCTTGGTCAGATGCTCGGCCTGCATTTCCATAGCGTGGCTTCGCAGGTACTGCTCGGCATACCCCAACTGCCCGGCGTCGATGGCCGATGCAATCACGCTTGCGTGTGCGGGCGAAAGGGCGGCCAGCAAGTTCGCCTCGGTTTCTACCGCCGACAATCCCTTGATTCGGCCTTGTTCGACCACGGCGGCTTTCATGGCGCGTCGTGCCTGTTCAAGCGCCTGTGTATCGCCCCAGGCGGCGCGCATTTGCTCCTGTGCAATCTGGATCGTGCCGTCCTGCACGCTTTGTCGGAACACCTCGAACTCTTTGGCCGCGTGGGATGCCAGACCGCTTTGGAATTGATTTTTCAGCGGACCGACCTGTTGGCGGAACATCTCGCGCTGTAACTTGTTGCCCAGCCCCGATTCCAGCTTTGACAGGAACTTGTCGTAGTTTTCCTGATATTGCTGCGCGCGGGGTTTGCCGTCTGACCCTGCGATGGCGGCTTCGCCTTTCAGGTGCACGTAGCCTGCTTCGGGGTCATACGTCAGGCGCAGCTTTTCGGCCACGGCTTGGTTCATCAAGTCGTTCAGTTTTACCTGCGCGGCCTGCTGTGCCATGTCCAGTGCGATCTTGCTGGCGTGGCCGCCCGCCCGGTGCAGGCTTTGCCCCAGGGCTTGCGCGCTCTGTCCGGCGTCTGGCGCATCGGGGATGGACAGGCGGGTCTGGGGCAGTGTGTTTGCGCCGACCTGCAAACCGTCGTAAGTGGGTACGCGCGGCATTACCAGAACCCCTTGTCAAGCCCCAGCGCGTCAATGGAATCGTACTTGTCGTCGTCTTTGATCTTGCCGTAGCTGTTCCAAGATGAGGCGACACTACCGGCGCTGCTCAACAGAGATCCTGCCAGTGCCATCCCCGGCTTGATGCCTTTGGCCTGTGCACGCGCCATCAACGCCTGATTCTGGTAGTTGACCTTTTGCGCGCGAATCCCCCACGCTTCGTAGATAGCGTTGGCCTCGATCTGGTGCCGGTCAATGTCAGACAGTATTTTGGTGGACGCGCGCACTTCGGCAGCGCTGCCCACGCCCAGGTCTACCCCGTTGGCGGCCTGGGCTGCGCGCTGGCGGCCTTGCAGCTGACCGGTGCGCGGCGTGTGCGCGGCCACTTGTTGGTTGCCGCGCACCAGCGCCGACTGGGCGCTCCTCTCGGCCATGCGCGCGTTACTCTCGGCAATGACGGCTTGCGCGTTGGCATTGGCTTTCTGTGTGGCGGCAGAAAAATAGCTGCCCACCGCCGACATACCCGCCCCGGCGCTTTGTCCGATTGCGCCGATCATTGCCATTTGAGGTGCAGCAAAGCCCATGGTTGCCTACCCCCCCAGTGCCACTTCCACCGTCAGCGCCACCGCCGTCAGCGGCAGGGGATCAGACTGGCGGATGAGAATCTGTCCGCTTTGCTGCCATTGCGGCGACATGACGATGGCAATTTCCCCGGTTTTGAGTGCAGGCGGCGAGCCGTAGGGCTCCGTGCTGCGCGGCTTCATCTCGGTCAGGTGTTGCGCATCGGGACCGACCCACGCGCCCGACGTGTTGTGTACGCGCAACCACGCCTTGTTGGCATTCTTGACGCGCCCCTGGCCGAAACTGCCGTCTTTCAAGGGGATTGCCAGTGGCAGCGTGAGCATGTCCGCCGTGATGGGCAAGCCCACGTGTACCTTGCTGGCGGGCTGATCCAGGGTGACGCTTGCCCCTTGCACGGTACGCGGCGGATGCACCGCGCCATCGGCCAGGATGCTGACGGTTTTTCCTTCCAGCCAATTCAAGCCGCTCACAGTTTTGACTGGCGCGCCGGAGTACGTTGCTCCGCAGTCCACGAAGAAAGCGTCTGCCGGGTTGCTGAACTGGCGCGACGCCATGCGCTCGATGGTACGCACGGTCTGCCCGTTCAATACCCGGCACACGATCACGTAGAGTACGTCCTCGCGGCCTTCGGCGACTACGCAGCACGATTCAAATGCGCCGTCGGTGTCGTGCTGGTGCCAGGCTCCAATTTGCTGCTCTGGGACGTAGGTCAGGCCGAGCAGCTTGCCAGAGGTGGAAACAAACCAGACGATGGGTTGCGGCGCTTTGGAATACGCCATATCCACAATTTCGTGGTTGTCGAATAGGTGCGGACTGCGCAGCGACAAGTCGCCCGTGACGAACCCCCCGGCCTGCCAGTTGTAGGCCAGTTCGCGCACGTGTCCGCCGCGCGCCGCGCCGTAGATCAGGGTGTTGTTGATGATGACCGGCTGTGCGTTGCTCGCGCCCACGTAGGACTGGGGTCTGACGCTGATGGACGTGGGTGTGAGCGCGTCGTTGTTCAACGAGGCGATGCGCCATTCCGCACTTGAAGTCAGCAGCAGCAATTCATTCAGGGGGATGATGTGGCGGATCGTATTGGCTTCGCGCGCCGCCACGCGAAAGCTGATGCGATCGTCATCTCTGACCGGCAGCGAATACGACATGTTCGATTCTGTGCCGGATTTGGTCATCCAGATGTTTTGCGGCTGGGAGTGGGTTCCGGCAAAGCAGCGCCGCTGCTCGAAGTAGGAGACCGCCCCAGGGTAGTTTCCCTGTGCGTTAAACACCGCGTCAAACCGTGGCGGGGTCATGGACAGGTCAGGCGCGATGTTGTCGTCTACCAGCGAGGTTCCTTCGGTTTCGCCAATGTAGCCGTACAGCCCGCCTTGCAGCTTGTAGACCCGGTAGCGCGCGGCACCGGACACTGCCGCCCACGAAATCGTGACGATGCCGCCCGTCTCATACAGGTTCCCAGGCACACCGGACGCTGCCGACGCGGGAGATTCCACCAGCAGATCGGCAGCCAGCGCCGTGACCACGTAGGTGTACCAGTACTTGGCCTCGGTATGCCCACTGGCTGTTGCCGCAATCCAGCCGGGCGTGGCAATCACGGGCGCAAAGGCAATCGTCGTCATCTGCCAATTCAGCGCGCCCAAGCGACGCAGCTCGCGCGGCGCGTGGTTCGGGTGCACCAGGGTCAGCACATCGGCGGACTGCACCGTGTGAACGTCGAGCAGGTCAGATTCGCTGTAGGGGTTGGCGATCTCGTAAGGAACAGAGCCGTTCATCAGCGTCTGTCCTTGTGTGTGGAAGCGGAAATATCCCGCGCCCAGTTCAATCACCATGGTCTGCGTGGTGGAAAAGGTAAACGGGATGATGCGCGCTCTCTGGTAGGCGCGCTTGGTGTGTCGTACGTAAGCAAAGCCTGCGCGGTTTTGTGCCGGACCGTGCGGCGAGACGATGAAGTTGCGGCACATCGCAAGCCCGTTCTGATACTTGGCGTCATCGACGCGCCCGAACATTTCGGGGGAAAGTTCGCCTCCGACAAATGCGCGCTGCAAGGTGCGGATGTTGGACATGTTTACCTCGCGGCCATCCAGGCGGGGGTGTGTTCAGGCGCAACGTGCCGCTGGTTGGCGTCGGCCAATCTCGCTTGCGTGAACGTGACGTTAAACCCTTGTAGGCAGGCGCGCGCCTGCGCTGCGCCCTCGGTTCCCTTGATCATGGCTCCGGCCAAATACGAGGCCAGCAGCCACGCGAGCGTATCGGTGAAGAGCGCCGGGAACTGGGCGCTGTCTGTCACGCGCATGAGCAAGCGCCCGCGCGCGTTGGGTTCGTTGGTGAGAACCACAGGCAACCCAGCGGTGTTGGTCTGTGTCACAAAATCGGTACATGCAGACAGCCGCACGCTGTGCGCAGGCAATACGTCCAGAACCGCGAGTGTTTCTGCAGGCTGCGCGTAGCAGTAAGCCCAGCCTGGGGTGTCGTTGACCAGTGGCGCGAGCGTTTGCTCCCGAACGGCAAACGACCAAGGGTGCATTTGCAGCAGGCAGTCGCGCGCCAGGGGATAGAAGCGCGCGCAATGATCGGCCTGCACGCTGCCTTCGGGCGGGCTGATGCTGACAATATTCGCATCGTCGCCCAGGCGCGCCAGCGCCAGATTGCAGATGGTTACGTCAGAAGCCACGGACTACCACCAACGAACGGCGGTGATGATCTCCGGCACGCGCCAGCAGACGATCGCCAACAGCGCTGCTGCCGTGAAGCGCCAAAGTCCGTATCGTTCAAGGCCGTCTTTCATAAAACCCACCAAAGGTTTAAAATCCATCCTGTGTTTGCTCCTTGCTTCATCCAAGGGGTGAATCCAGAAAGCCCCGCCGGTTCCAGCCAGTGGGGCTTTCGCTTTTGAAGATCAGCGCATCATGGCGCAGCTTCCCCGGGCGAATCGATCTTCTTGCGTGGGCGCGCGGGGGCAACCGCAGGTTGCGACGTGCTTTGATGCCGTGCCGCAAACCACGTCGCCACGGCATCGTCTGGCACCTCGAAGCTTTCGCCTGGCTCGCGCAGCTTGCCGAAGTAGCCCTGTTTCAGTGCAATCACTCGCATGGGTTCACCCCGTCAAGCAATGCGCGGGCTGTCGGGATACGGGTCGTTCTGCTGAATACCAGTGACGATCTGCGCCGAAAACTTGCCTGCGTCGAAATTACCGCTTTCACGTCTGTAATACAGGCGGCAGTAACGGCGAAGCTTGGTAGGCATTGGGATGACGATTTGCACACCCGCGCCAAGATTTTCCTTGGCGATGGTGCCAGAACTCGCGGCGTCGTTAAAAGCAACGTTATCCGCCGAATCCTGGATGACAAACCTTAACCGGGCAGTGCTGCTGGAGGACGTAAAGGATTCGTTTATCGTAATCACCATCTTTGTGCGCCCATCCATTCCGGTATTGGGGTTCTCCTGGCCGAAGTCAATGACGTGGGTCGATGGCGCATCGCCACTGGTCACGGCCTGCTTGTCCGAAACTTGGAGCAGTTTGTCGATAATCATGTCTGATTCCTTTTTGGTTCGGGTTACACCACGCGGGCTTCGGTCAAGAGCAGCGCATCCGTGCGGCGGCACGGCACGCCGTCAAACGTCACCACGGCTTTGCCTGCAACCTGGTCCATGGTCAGCGTCGAGGCCGCTACCTTGTTGGTGATCTGGCGGCGCAGGAAGCTGCGAATCTTGCGCGGCATGTAAAACGCGGCGCGCCCCATGCCCAGGTTCGGGGGTAATTCCACAGCTTGGGTCATCAGGTCGATCAGGTCAGCGCCCGCGCTGGCGTTTTTCGTCAAGGCCAGCATGTCGAGGTTGGCAATGCGCACCACGTAGCGCCAATCGCGCAGGGTCAAGCCGATGTCCCACTTGTAATGGGATCGGTAGCCCTGATAGAGCCCGCCATTCGCATCAAACAAGGTGTGCTCGCCCAGGTCACGCGCTTGCAAACCGGCGACCGACCCCTTGGGGTAGATCGTGTGCAGCGTGTTCGGTCCCCACACCACCAGCCAGATGGAGGCGTTGTCATTGCCCGTACCGCCCGCATCAATGATGTTCTGTCCGTTTTCAGCGGATAGCTCGCTGAACCGGGGCGTCAAGCCCATGAAGCGCTCGGGATTGATGCTCGAATCGCCGTAGAACAGCGTGGTTGCCATGGTCTGGTTCATGCCCTCGATGAACGCGCGCTCTTCGCTCAAACGCCATGCAGCCGAATTTCCGTTCATGTCGGCCAGATGTTTGTCCACTTCGGCGTAGGTTTCCAACATGCCCAGGCTGTCCTTGACCTTCACGGTCTGGGATTTCTCGGGCTGTACGCCGTTGTTCAGCTTGCGCCACGTTCCGCTGGGCAGGCCGCTACGCATCGTAGTCGTGTGTTCGTTGATGCCGTTCGCCTCGATGACAGTCATGTCGTCAACGATTTCGTTGGTCTCGGCCAGCATTTCGACGATGTGCGGGTCGATGTTGCCTTCTGGCGTCATGCGCGCCGTCAAATCGGCAAGCGTCGGGTTGTGGGTAGAGAGGGTAGGCATGGACATACTCCTTTACGGGTTCATGTTGGAAGCGGCATACATACGGCGGGCGTCGCCCTGTCGTGGCGCATTGCCGGACGCGCCGTTGATGAACTTGTCCTCGGAGATCGTCTTGCCCGCGCGGTAAAACGCCCGGATGATCTCGGGGTGATTGCCCATGCCCGTTTCGTTGAGCAGGGTTTTGAGCTCTGGCGTGGCGAAGGCATCCATGGCCTTCTTGGCGACGGCAAGGTTCTCGTCAAGCTTTTCGCCGCCAAACTCCTTGTCCGCGCGCGCGTCGGCTTCCCATTGGCTGCGCACGGCGGCGATTTGCTCGGCCTGGCGGGCAGCCATAACGGGCGCCATCTTGTCGAGCATCTTCTGCGCCTGGTCTTGCGGCAGATTCAGGTCGCGGGCGACTTCGGAAAAGGCATCGATCACCGCGTCATCGAACGTCACCCCTTCGGGCGCGGCGAAGGAATATGCCTCGGGCGCGCCCTGCGGCTTGTCGTCGGTAGGCTTTTCCTGTGCCGCGGGTTGCTGTGCCGAAGGTTCTGGCGCGGTGGGCGCGGGGACACCGGGCTGCGCCGCGTCGGGCGCGGGGTCGTTGCCGGATTGCGCAGCCGGATCAGTGATCAAGGTTTCCGTCGTCATGGGCTTCTTCCATCATGAGGTTGTAAGGTTTGGGGCATGTCGCCAGCAGCAGGTTCAAGAGCATCAGCCCCTGGTTGCGGCCACCTTCGTTAAACGCCATCGTCAAGGCTTCGGAGTTGAACGACAGCCGCCAGACGCCTGCACGTTCGAGCCAGCGCCACACGATGCGCCGCCCGCGCTTGTCGGACATCAGCCAGCGCAGGTCATCCTGCTCAAGCAGCCGGGCTTGCTGCTCGCGCGCGTCGGATTCGTGCCGTGCACGATCCTGGCTATGCGTGTCGATGGGGTCGTATTGGGTCATGCGCACAAGGTATCAGGCAAACCCGGCGTCATATGCACTTTTTCGAAAATCAGGGCTTGACACGCTATACTGGCTGACGTAACCGGAGAAGAAACATGTCTACCCCAGCACTGGCACCAGTGAGTCCGTCGCCTGTTCAGTTGCGAGCCTACCCGTTTGCATTACGCAATTTGCAACTGCTATCGGCCATTGAGACCACGGTCGACGCGCTGGAAGCTGATACCGGGTTGATCGAGTCCATCGAACACACCTACGACGAAATCTACGACATACTGATTGCCAGTTCACAGAACTTGACCCTCGAAGCAGTGCAGGTATATCTGCCCGCAGTAGATAAGGCAGGAGATGCTGTCAGTCGGCGGTGGTGCGATGCGCGCGATCAACGTGCTGCGGCTTTGGCAGATGACCAATTGCACGATGATCGCGTGGTGCAGGCGTGGCAGCAATTCATGGACGCTCTGTACAGCTTGCACGAAAAGATAGAGACAGTACGCGACTGGCTGGAAGACATGAAGGCGTGCATGCAGCCCAAAACAAGCAGTAAAGTGTTCACCGACGTGGACGAAATGTTCGACCACATTCTGGCAGGATCATGACGCACGCAATCCGCATCGTCAGACTCAACCCGGAAGCGCGCTTCCAATCAGAATTTCGTTCCTTGCCCAAGGATGTGCAGATTGCAGCACGCAAGGCGTTAGGACTGCTCGTACAACAACCAAACGCAAAATCATTGCGTCTGCATACGCTCAAAGGCAAGCGCAAGCCCACGATCTGGAAAATCGACGTTTTTACCAACCATTCATGGCAGATCACTTTTGAAATGGAAGGCGACACTGCGGTGCTGCGGCGGATTGGCACCCACAGAGACATAGACCGCAACCCGCGCTGACCTCACCCGTACCCGCTGAATGCCCGCGTCACGTCCGTCAGGGCATTCTGCCCGCTGGTGTCTACACTGCCCAGCTTCTGCGCCGTATCCGCCCCCTGATTGAGCATCTCCGCCTGCTGCATTTGCTGCTGTTGCTGCGCACGTTGCTGGCGGATCAGCGCCACTTGGTCTCCGGGAACGATCAGGTCGGGGTCTATCCCCAGCATATCCGCGTAGCTTTCTGCCCAGCGGTCGGCGTCCAGCTTGTCCAGTACCTCGGGCTTCATTTGCGCAATCACCCCAAGGTTGCCCACAAAACGGTCGATAGAGTTCGTGGCAATGGCGCGCTGGGACTGCGCGAGCATGCTGACAAACTCCACGTTCAACTCCATCCCTTGCAAATCGGGCGGCGCAGGCGGCACGATTCCCGCTTCCAGCATGCGCGTAAACGTCATGGCAATGAGTGGATCAAGAATTTCGTTGTGCATGCGTTCCAGCACGGGGCCGAGCATCAAGAGCTTTTCCTCGTGCCGTTCGGCCACTTCGGTTGCCGTCATCTGCGGGTTGTTGTTGTTTGCCAACATCAGGAACAAGTCGGCATAGAAACTGGCCTTGATGCGCTCGCGCACGTCCTGGATGTCGGCCAGCAAGTGCGACAGATCAAACCGCACCTCAACCGCGGAGCGAATCCCGACGCCGCCTGCCGGGTCAACATAGGTGACGCCGCCAGGCAGCATGTCTACTTCACGCCCCTTCATGCTGACCGGTGCTTGAAGTGGTGGGCGCGTCAGGTAGTCAATGCCCTGGGCTTTGCGCATTTGCTGATGCTGCAATTGCTTGATGTCACCCAGCGCCTCCATGGCCGGGCTGTGGCCGTAGATGTCACCGCCTGCGGTTGCCCAACGTGGACACAGCGCCACGAAGTGCTTGAAACCCGATTCGCGCAGCACTTTGTTCTCGTCCGACCCAAGCTCAAAGTGCACGGACTTGTATGCCATGTTGCGCGCATCTCGCCTGTTCGCCTGCCTGTCGGCGCGCGGCTCAATGACGTGTACCACAGACATCCACTGATCGAGCTTCCCGCGGTCGAACAGGTTCTGTACGGTCGTGCTGCACGCATCCCGCCCAAATTCGCGCACCAGTTGTGCTACCGTCATCTCGAACTCGCGGTACAGCGTATCAACGTGTCCCTGGTTATCGACTGCCACGGCGTACTGCCCGGCAGTCAGAACGTGCTGGTGGATGACCGTATCAAAGTTCGCCAGCACCACGCTTGAAGCCGTACCGAATGCACCCAGTTCCTCGTACATGCTGTGCAGCGCCCGATAGGTGTTGGACTTGGCAAACACCATCTGCATCAGGCGCGTAACATCGGCCAGCCAACTCTTGACCGCCGCCGATTCGTCCAATTCCGCAATGGAAGTGGTCAGCCGGAACCACGGGCGCGCAGGGCTTGTCATGCCCGCCATCATGCCAGCGGCCAGCACGCGCAGCGCCCGTGTACCCGTGTTGTCGTAAATGTTGTTGTGGCGCTTGACGCCACGGTTGCGATCCGTCACGAAAAACCGGCCACTGCGCGGCAGCAGGTGATCACTGATCTCCTGCCAGTGACCAATCCAACTTGCCCGCTCGGCTTGCAGTTGCGTCCAGCGTTCGAGCAGACGCTGGCGCTGACCGGTATCGGGGATCACTTACGCACCCAAGAGTGTGTTTTTGCCCAGGGACAGCGCGTCCTGACCAATGCCGCCCGGACCCGTGAGCATCGTGCCGCCTGCGCCACCTTTGCCCGCTTGCATGGCGGCATCGAGCGCAGCGCCCGGGTTCGCCCGCTTCTGATTGGCGCGGTTCGTGGCCTCGTCTGCGGCTTTTTCCTGTCGCATGGCGTTTTGCTGCGCCTGGCGCTGCGCATTCTTGGCAGCCTTTTTCTGTTGATGGCCGTTGTGCGCAGCTAAACCCGCTCCGGCAACGGCGGCAACGGCCATGACTGCGGTTGCTGCTCCTGACATGGTTACTCCCCCGTGATGTTGATGGTGTTGACGATGCCCGGCTTGCGTGAAAGCAGCAAGTGCGTCTCGTCCGTAAATCTGTCTTCCGCCTCGGCTATGGACTGGGCGCAAGTGGCAAACATCATGGTCAGTATCGTGTCTGCATAGGCGTAAAACGCCTGCTTGCGCCCTGCACTTGCGGCCAGCACGTGGTAGCCCACCAGTTCCCGCACGTCCTCACCCACCCACACCGAGCAATGGCCGCTGACAATCAGCACGGTGGGAACGCGGATCAGCACCCCCGTGATCAGCGCGCCCGCAGGAATCGTGATCGTGCGTGCGTACAGCCCCCCGTGCAGCACGTGATCCGTGGCAAGCTCGACCTGCGGTAGGGTTGATGTCTGCGCCTCAAGCGCACGCACCTTGTCGATGGTAGCAGGCGTCATCGTGGGGATGGTGCGCGCGGGATCAATCAACGTGGTCATTGCAGTCCCCGATAAAACAGTTGGTTCGTGGCGTGATAACCCTGGTGCGGCAACACCCGCGCGAGCCTGCCGCCTACCGGCGCGTTGACGTACAAGCCCGAAGCACCCGCATCCAGCGCCACGCTTTCGGCTGCGCGCAGCAACGCCAGCCCCGCTCCACCTGCACGATGCGCTTTGGCAACGAACAGAGTTTCCGTAGTTGCAATCAGCTTGCCGCCGTGGTGCAGCACTGGCGACACCAACACTGCGCAGATCCCCACCAGTTGCTCGCCCACGAATGCGCCAAGAGGGTGCAGCAGTCCCGCGTCGAACATGACTTGATAGCCTGCACGGTCGGGCAAGCCGCCCGACAGATCGGGGTTGCGCAAGGCTTCGGCGCGGTATTCGTCGCACAGGGCGTTAAACACCGGCGCGCCGAACACCTCATCAACAGTCAAGGGGCGAATTTCTGCGTACATGCGCACATGGTACGCACACAAACGTGCGTCATATGCACTTTTTCAGCGCTGGCGCATCAACTCGTAAGGGTCATACTCGCGTCGCGGGCTTGCAAGAGGCCGCGCGCCCGGATCGTCAACGGTGTATTCCGGCACAGGGTGCGCGAAGGTCAGCGCCAAAGCGTCCGCATCGTCCGGACTGGCAAGCCCCCGTTTTTTCATGGAATCCTTGCTTTCCAGCAAAATCCGATCCTCATTAGTGAACCCATACTCCACGCCGGTCAGGTCTATGACCAGCATTTCGTCTTTCGCCAAGTAGCCTACCGGCAACCAGTCGCGCAGCCTGCCCCACATTTCGGCGCGCTTGTTGTGGTATTTGCGCGCGTCATCGGCTTTGCCGCCAAACTGCACTTCCACCACGTCCACGGCCAGCTGGCGCAGCCGATCCACCACGCCGCCACCCACGCCGCCGCCGTCCACGAACACCACGACGCGCAGCTTGGCTTTGCGCAGGAACTGCACGTGCTCCACAACGCGGCTGGCAAGCTGCATCGTGTCCAGTTCCCGAAAGCGCAACGGCTCGAACGTGCGCGCGTCGCGCCCGATGCGCGTTCGGATCACGGACTGGTCGTCGCCAAAGCGCGCCACGTCCACCCCAACGACCGCCGTGCGGTTTGCAAGGGACATGGAGGGCATTTCCCGCGCCATGGCTGCGTCCACCGCATCGCGCGCGATGAATTGCAGGCTTCCCGCACGCGGAAAAACGCCGCGCACGCGCACCCGCACAAAGTCCGAATCCTCGCCGAAATCCTCGACCCACTCGCCGATCTGGTCTTTGTTCGTGATCGCCACCGTGCGGCTGTCGATTTGCTGACCGTGCCAACGGTGGCGCTGGCCGTTGAAACACTGGAAAAACCGCCCCGTGTTGCGCGTCGGGTTGCCGAACACAAACCACATCGGCTCGCCATCGGTCATCCCGCCTTCGGCAACTTCCCAGATTTTGTCAGGCACGGCGGACGCTTCATCGAAAATGTAAAACGGCGTAGACGTTGCCGCGTGCAGCCCGGCGAAGGATTCGCTGTTCTCCTCGCGGCACGTCTGCGCGTCCACGCGCCAGGATTCAGGATGCTGCACGTGCGTCATGCGCATCGCGCCCTTGCCCGTGGTCACGCGAAACCAGTGTCCGTTGATGCTGCGCCGTGTCCACTTGGCAATCTCCGCCCAGGTCTTGGACGCAATCTGCTCTGCGGTATTGGCGGTGACAACACCCTTGCAGTAGGGGCGCGTGGACATGATCCAGTTCACCAACCACGCCGTCATGGCCGACTTGCCAATGCCGTGACCGGAACTGATCGCGCAACGAATGGGTGCGACAGGTTGCGTGCAGTCAAAACCATTCGCGCGCACCTGCGCGCCGATGCCGTCCAAAAACTCGCACGCCCAGGCGTCAGGGCCATATCGGCAGCGGTAGCGCTCGCGCCAGGGGCTTTGCAGCTCCACGACTTGCAAGGCTTGATCCTTGTCCCAGTCCCAGGCGTAAATCACAAAGCCCAGCGGGTCGTCAAAAAACCGACCCATGTCACGGGCAAGCTCCAAGTCAGGATCAAGCATCGCTGTCCGCCCGCATGCGCGCCGCCATGATCACGTCGGCCATTTCCACCCGCCCGCTCAATTCCAGCTTGGCATTCTCGCGGTACTTGTCCGGGTTGTGCGCCTTGAGCAGGAAAATCGCCAGCGTGTCGCTGTACTTGCGAACCGCGCCGCACACGTCCCCCTTGTGGAACACTGGCTCGTCCACGCCATCAAACGCGCGGCGGTGCGCCTCATCTTCCAGGGCGGACACGCCGATTCGCAACGCTTTGTCCCAAGCCGCCGCAAAGTCCGCGTCGCGGTCTCGCCACACATACGCCGTCGTGCGATCAATCTGCACCGCGGAGCACGCGCGCCCCACGTTGCAACCTTGCGCCAGCACGGCCAGAAACCCCTCTTTCTTGACCGCAGCCAGTTTGGGCGAAGAGTTCACCCGTGTACGCCCCGGCGCAGGCACTGTGCGGGGTTTGATCGGCTTCTTGGCCGTGGTTTTTTTGGGTGTTGAAGTTTTCATATCGTGAAACCCTGTCGCGTCTCAAGCATTCAACCACAACTTTCGTCCGTCATATGCACTTTCTTGGACGCGGCCACCGTCTGCGCCCGGATCTCGAACCGGCAGATCCGGCCAATCGTCCACCGGCTGACCTCGAACTTCTCGGCCAGTACGTCGTAGCGCATGCCCTCCTCGCTCAACTGCCGGATCAGCTCCACCTCCCTGTCGGTCAACTTGGCTCTGGGGTGATCCTGCCCGACCCGCCGCCCAAGCTCATTGACCGCCACCAGCTTTTCCACGTTTCGATCGCTCCCAGGTTTTGTCGAAAGTCGGAGGCTCCGCCGCCCAACCTGCCAGGGGTTGGATTTTTTGCCACCGCTCCGTGCCATTTCTCGCCCCCCCTAACGGGGGAGGGCGAAAAATGGCATCACGGAATGCGGTCGCCATGGCAGGAATGGCGCTTAAAATGGCAAAAATGGTAGGGGTAAACCCTCGGTTGCCATTCGCCATTTTTGCCATAAATGGCACTGGGAATGGCAAATGGCGCATCCATCACAGCACCTCCAAGCAGCCGTCTTCAATCCACCAAGGCGCGTCGTCGTATTCACTTATCGACTTCAACGCCTGACGGGCGAGATCCTTACGTCTGTCGCGCTTGCCGTCTTCCGGCGGATCCGAACGCCGCACCATTTCCGCCACCACGTGGTCAACCTCGATTCCGGAAGTCTGGCTCAAGGCGATTTCACCCACAACCTGCTGCGCCAACCGCGCCCACTT